AGGAAGGAGAAGATCGGCGCTGGGTACCGTGGCACGCTCAGCAATCAGAATATGACCACCCCTCCCATAGAGTGCGCGATCAGTATGCACCTTACCGCTATTGCATGGGTAGCAGAGCAGCTGCGCGTTGGCCCAGGTGTGGGTGCCGCCAGCCGATAGCGGCACGATGTGGTCAAGGCTTGCCCAAGCATCTCGCCTGGCTGGCTTGAGTTTGCGTGGCATAGTTGGGTCAATGGTTGCCTTATTGCACAGGCGGCAGTAGCCGCCCTCTGCCTTCCAGATGGTGTAGGTAGTCAAGTCCTTATCGCCAGTGCGCTGTGCCTGACGGCGGCGCTGGGCATAGGTTGATCGCACGCCCTTGGCATTCATTCCCTCAGGCTTCCAGTCTCGGTCTTTTAGCGAGCACTTCTTTGTGCAATGAGTTTTGACTGGGTTTGCAGTGCTGAATTGAATCTTGCAATAGGCACAGGTCTTTGTCTGTTGTCGATGTGATGCCCTGAAATGGCGTGAGTTGGCATTGTAAGAAACTGTGCACTTGCTTGAGCACCGCTTGACATGTCGCTTGGTCGTACCAAAAAGATCGCCGCACCAAGTGCAGTGGCGCAATAACCAAGCGCGCGATGTCTGCTTACAGAACGCACAACGAGATGGCAGTTGGCCGTTGTTGCTCTTTGGCTTACCAGCAACAAACTGCGCGCCGCAGGTAGTGCATAGTCGAATCATCTTGCCTCCTGAATAGGCTTAGTGCAGGGAGATTCAGGCTCCCTGCTTGTCCACCTTAGCACGATCACGCTTGGCCCAGCCCTTGCCCTTGTACACCACGGCGCTGGGCATGAGCTGGAGGATCATCCACGGTCCACACTCGCAGCGTGGAACGACTGGCTCAAAGCCAGACTGGAGTCGCTCCTCGATCTTGCCGCAGGTCGGACACTTGAACTCATAGATCGGCATTGGGTACCCAGTCCTTCCCAGCCCAGTAGGGCTTGCCATCTCGGCGCTCTGCCGTGCGGCGGCAGTAGCTGCACTCGCCACAGGTCGGAGCGTCTGGCACTAGGTCACGCTTGCATAGGTTGCAGTACAGGACGCGAGAGCAGGCGCGGCGCTTGCCAAGCCCACGAATATCGCCAGGCTTGCACAGGTGCTCGATCACTTAGCCTTCCGTCGCTGTGCGCGGTTCAGTGCGACTGGCTGCTCAGCCGGTACGCCTAGGCGGATCTTGCCACTGAAGATGTCAGCGAAGAGCGGCTGCCACTTGGTCGTGTAGACATAGTCAGCGTCGTACTCAAACATCTTGGCGGCCAGAGCGGCGCGGTCAATCTCGCCTGCCTGTGTGGCGATGTAGTTGAGCGTCAGACCCTCAAGGATGCTCTCAACGCTTGGGATCTTCCACCACGACTCTTGCATCTCATCCCACTCTTCCTGACCTTCGCAGACATAGCCGTGGTCTTTCACTAGCTCAGGCTGCGCTGTCCAGTCGGTCACGATGACTGGCGTGCCGCACGCCTGCGCCTCGATCACAGGGATGCCGAACCCCTCACCGCGTGAGGCGAGCAGCAGGACATTGGCGGAGCGCATGATGCTGGCGAGCGTCTCGGCTGGGATGCCTGCACGCATCTGGCTGCTGTTCACCCAGCGGATGCGATCCTCTGGTGCGCCTACTGCCTTGAGCACAGGGATCAGGTTGATGCCGTCTAGGTGACCCCAGCGGTCGGTGTGCAGGTACAGGTAGGCATCCTTGTGCTGCTGTGCGAAGAGCGCCCATGCCTTCAGCATCTCAGGGAATGACTTGCGCTTGCCCTTGTTCATGGCGGTGATCACGGTCAGGTGAGCGTCCTCCGGCACTCGGAGCACATCGCGGCAGGTCGGCCCCTCGTGCGTCCAGATCTTCGTGTCAATGGCGTGAGGGATGTAGACCAAGCGGTCGCGCGGTACGCCTGCCTTCAGGAGTGCCTGCTCGCCGTGCTTGCTCATCGCCACGATGAGCTTGTTGCCACCCTTGATGCACCACTCCGCCACGCGCGGCGGCACTGGGTCATGGTCGATCGGCACCCACGAGACCACAGGCAGTTGGTGGTAGGCATCGTTGATCGCCACCCACACATCGAACAGCGTGATGCCGAAGCCACCCTGTGAGGCAGCCATGGCGATGTTCTCTGGTCCAGAGTCGTTGGCGTACTTGATCAACCCCTCGGCGAATACCTGGATGCCCTCAACCTCCATGTTGGTCGGAGCGCCGTAGTTCGCAGAGACTCCGACAGGGATGCCATCTGCCTTGATGCGGTGCGCCAGTTGCTTGGTCTGCTGGCCGTAGCCGGTCGGTGCGACTGGCGTGTTGCTCACGATGATGATTGGCTTGGTCATGATGCCCTCCTAACTATGCTTGGTGATCTTGCCGTGACAAACCCTACACAGCGTGCGGAGCATATAGGTCGGCACGATCAACGCGCCTCCCTGACTCAGCGGCTGGATATGGTCTGCGGTGAGTGGGTTGCTTGGGTTGCCGTCGCGCTGTCCGCACAGTTCGCAGTAGGGAACCTCCTTGCGCTTCTGGATGCTGAGTCTCCGCCAGTCGGCGTTGCGGTAGGGAGATGGTCCGCGATTCTTCGCCCACTCGGTCGCCTTGCGTGGTCCGCAGACATTGCAGCGATTGCCGTAGGTGGTGAGCACTCCGCAGGTCAGACATGGTCGCTGCGCCCTCATGCCTTAGGGAATGTCGGTAGCGACAGGTAGGGAGCGATGATGCGCGCTAGGTGCTCAATGGTGCGCTCTTCGCCGTCCTCGAGTTGCGGCTCAATCACAGCCCAGGCGAGTTTGCCGAGAGACTCCTCTAGGTTCTCGGAGATGCGCGCATAGCGTGCGAGCACTAGGTGCAGCAGCTCGTGCGTCAGGATCAGGCGCTGCTTCTCAGGCTCCTGCTTCCAGAAGTCGAATGCGACGCGCAGATCCGCAGTAGGCTGCTGTGGGTGCGCGTCAATGTCAGCCCAGGAGTCAACATCGGATGCGGCCTCAACGATGGTGATCTCCCAGAGATCAAGACCCATGACGGCCTGTGACTCTGCCACCCACGCCTTCAAGACGGCGAACTTGTCCTGCTTAGCCATTTGCCCTCCAGTAGTGGTGGAGCAGGAGTGGAGTCGCACCACTCGTTTCCCTCTGACCGGCAATAGCCATGATGGTCGTGAGAGCGTCTACGCTGCCCCAGGTTAGACCCTGCCGATGGGAGGACACCACCGGCAGGGCGAGTGACGGCAGCACACCAAAAGGTCGCGCCGTCGCACAGGAATCGTACCGCATCACTTTGCCACCCTTAGTGGGAGCGGCGACACAGGGCGGAGTGGGCAGGTCTTATCCCAGCAGGACGGCGTCGTGTCCTCATCGCCAGCGCAGACACGGCACATCAGATCAACGGCTGCGGCGTAGCGCTGCAACTTGGCGGAGTGTTCGATCTCGCTCTCATCGTTCACGCGAGCGTTGATCCAGTACAGGTCTGCATCGGTGACAAAGGTTCCGCCGTAGTAGCGCTCTCGCGCCCAGTGAATGCTCTTGCCGAACTGGGGCATAAGGTTGAACAGCGCGTTGAGTTTGACTTCTAGCTTCAGCGCCCACGCGGCACAGGCTTGCTGGAACTCTCGCTGCTCAATGGGTAGTCCGCGATTGTCACTGCTAACACGCCTCTGCCGAGCGGCGCGAGACGAGAGAACGCGGTTGGACTTAGATCGATTGCTAGGCTGCGAGATGTCCACGGCTTTGTTATGTCCTTCCTACATCGTCCACACGAGTCGCGTGCGACCACAATCACACATCGAGTCGGATCGTCCTTCCGGCAGACGCGCAGTCTAAACGGTTTGTCGCCCCAGCGCCAGCGCGGTACCGCTGCGTACATGATCAGCTCGCCACCACGGCCGCCAGCCGCCTTGGACTTATAGGGCGAGCAGGTGTTCTTGTAGCCACCCACGCAGTACTTCTCACCCTTAGGGGCCGTGCTGCCATACCAGGTCGCCACGCCGCTGACTGGCACACCGCTTGGGGTCTCTGGCGTGGTGCTGGGTCCTGCTGAACCAGTCAGGAGAGTCAGCCCCAGTAGGAGCGAGACTACTTCAGCCATACCGTCACATACCCTTCCAAGACAGGAAGGTTGCCACGCTCCTCTAGCCACTGGCGCACGAGCGCACCCTTGCCCTCGGTCGGAGTGATGCAGTCATCCACCGCGATGATGCAGTCTGCTGGTAGTCGGTCATAGATCGCTTGCAGCTCACGCAGGTGATGCTCTGCCGCGTCTAGGCTGCCAGTCTTGTAGTCGAATGAGTCCAAGTAGAGCAGCGAGATAGACGATGCGTTGCCGAAGTGTCGGAGGAAGTCCACCGAGTCGCCCACGGTGACGCGAGCGCTTGGAGCCAGCGCGCGAGCGGTGTTGACATTGTCTGGGTTGATGTCGACCGAATAGGCAAAGCCATCCAACTGACCTGCGAGCCATGACCAGACCACGGTGCTCTGGCCGTCGCCGTTCCAGTTGTTCTCCTGCCGAGCGCAGCCGGTCTCAACGATCAGCGTGGGTTGGCTAAAGGATCGTGCAATCAGGATGTCGGCGATAAAGGTGAACGCAGACCAACGGTGGCTCTGGGCAAGATGCGGCGCGAAGGTCTTGGCGAACCCTGCGCGGAGCAGGGTGACCTCTTCCCTAGTCATGATTCAGCAGCTCCACGAAGTCCTCAAAGTCGAGCACGATCATGGTGCGGCGCTTGGTGCCTGGTCCAGGCGCGTCGCCCACCACGAGTGCGGTGATCTGGCTGCTGTTGCCCTTGACCGACCGGAGCCAGCCGTCGTAGCGCTCCGAGTAGGAGCCGTTGCCGACCTTGCACTGGATGACGATCCAGTCGGACATGACATCGGTCTTGCCGCCGTACTGGCCGACGCGCACACCGCCGATCTTCTCGGCGACCTCTCGCTCGAATGAGTTGCCCTTGTTGCGTGCGCGCTTGCCGCGCTTGGACTTCTCTTTGTTCTGCTCGTCAATGTCTAGGTCGCTCATTTTGCTCACTTTCGTACCAGCCTTCCTAGCCGTGCGTGTCCGCCATCGGACAGCGTGAACACGGACTGTTGCAGTTCTAGGTGACCTGCCTTGATCAAGTCCGCGATGGTTGCGCGGTTGAAGATGTGCTCATTGAGGAAGAACCAGCCCTCTGGCGCGATTGCGTCCGAGTACCGGATGCTCAACTTGGCGAACTGGCGACCGATCTTGGGGTCATAGCACCACGCATCTGCGCCCTCTTGCACGCACTTGATGCCCTCATCCAGCTCAGGCGTGAGGATCTCGATCTGACTCACTTCACGCACGCCTTATGCCGCCACTCAAAGCGTCGGCCCTTCTCGTGGACTACCAGTACGCGCGTGCCAGGGAACACCTGCCGCTTAGGGTCGGTGTAGTCAATCACCTTGCCGCAGTCGGTGCAGTTGGTCACCGTCCATACCGGCGGCTTGGCTGCGCCTGCGCGCTTGGTCTTTACGCCTGCCACTGCAATGCCCTCCAGATCCAGACCACTGTCGCTGCCGTGGTGAGCAGGTAGATCATTGACGGCGCAATACCTACGCCGCGCTTGATGCTCATCGGCAGACTAGCGAACACCACGAGAAAGAGCGCAGTGTTGATGACAATGAGCGTGATGCCGAGATAGGAGAAGCCGCTCATACTGCGGCCGCCATTGCTGCACGGCGGCGCGCCCAACTGGCGATTACTGCAGACGACATATTGGCACGATGTTCTTGCGTAAATGGCGCGCGCTTTTTACCCTTGTGCGAAGCGGACATTTTCGCGCGTGCCTCAGGCGAATAAATCATGCCCTTGCGGACAGCGGATAACTTCGCACGATGCTCAGGCGAGAGAGGAATACCCTTTCTTGCCATAGACATATTCGCACGAGCTTCTTCTGAGGCATGTCTGCCCTTCTTGGCTAAAGACATTTTTGAGCGCGTTTCTTGCGAAAGAATAACTCCGAGAGTTGAGTTCGCTACCGGTGCAATATTCAAATTTTTCGGATCGCCGAAATACCTATCAATCCACACCTGCTCGCGAATGGTCAGCAACTCAATTTCGCATTGCTCCACAACGGCAAAATCGAACACGCGGTATTTGTTCCAAGAGTTTTGCATTCTGATGTTGTGATGCTTACCGTCTTGCAATCTACGCAGGTGTTCAAGTTTACGCCTTGTTAGTTTTGACGCCGACCCAATGTAGAAATTTCCGTTTCCGAGATCAATTCGATAGATGCCGCTCATAGGTCGCACAGCCCTGACAGGATTGCCATGCGATCAGTTGCCAGTTCGATGGCTCCCTCAATGGTGTCGCCCTGGAATGTCAGTTCCGACCCAGCGGAGTCAATGAGCACCACCGTCCAGAGTGCTGGCTCACCGACTCGCACCAGGCCGTCGTAGTGATAGCCGAGCTGCGCCGCTCGTGTCTCTAGTTCTGTTAGCGCGACATTGCTCATGATTCCTCCTCTGGGGATGCCGACCACTTGCCGTTATCCACCATGTACTGCCTGAGGATCGCGTAGGACTTCTCCGCTGTCAAGTCTGTTGTGTCGATCTGCAAGTCGTACTCGGTCTGGAGGTAGCCGTGCTCGGTCACATCGGCTGACCCTTGGAGCACCCCACGGCGCTCGGTGCGAGCCGCTGCGGAGGCGAATACACGCACGATGGTGATCCCTGGGATGTGCTGCCGGAGGAAGTGCGCCTCCAGTGGCAGACGCACATCGTCAATGGCGATTGGCCGACCTAGCGGTGCCAGACGGTTGAACGCGTCGTGCCACGCCTTGATCCAGAAGTAGGCATCCAGTTCTCGCAGCTGCGCGCCGATGTCTTGCAGGATCTCGCGGCCTGAGGTCTTGACATCCAAGCCTAGGCGGCGCTGCTCGTAGTGCTTGCTCTTGTCGAAGTCCACGCCGTAGGCGAGCGATGCCACCTCACGGATGGTCTGCGCGATTGGGAGCACGATGTACCGGCTCTTGCGCCGCTCCTCCAGCATCTCTGCCAGCGTGCTCTTGCCTGACCCCTGTGGTCCGACGAATGCAATGTGTGCGCTCACTTCATGACCCTCCTCACATACTCAATCCACATGTGCAAGCGCTGTGGATAGCGCTCCAGGAATCCGACGGCTCGGTTGCACGGTCCGCAGAGCAGCGCTCTGACGCACTTGCCGCACGAGATCGGCGCTCCCTTTGTCCTCCGAGTGCCTAGCCCTTCGTACTGGCAGCAGCGCGGATCGTGATCGACCGTCACCGCGCGTGGCTCACCAAAGCGAAGCGGCTCCTTGCACGCACCGCACCGGTCAGCCTGTGCTAGCCGTAC